CCTAATGCTCCAGCCCATTTACCGATCCATGCTCCAACGTTTGTATCGCCTGAGTCTGCACCGAATGCGCTTTTAACTTCATCCCAATGATCTTTGTTGTTAACGTTAGTTACAACTGTTGTGGATGATGTTGCGTTTTTTGCTGCTGATGTTAGTTCGCGTACGACAAACATAGCAGAAGAATATCTTAAGAATTGTGCTGCTGACAAAAAGTCTACAGCGCCTGTTGTTGTTGGGGATCCAAACTTTTCGGCAAGCGTAGCTTCTGTATCAACCAGTGTAGCTTTCTTGGCGGGACCCCATCGAAAATTCCCTACGAAGGCACCAGTAGTAGATTGGACATTTGGGACGAAACCCGAAAGGTCTACTTCTTTTACTGTTATCGCAGGAGATTCAGAGGGACTAAATGCTGCCATTTCTCTTTTCCTTTTGAGTTAATGATAAGATGTCATGATAAGGATGTTCAATTACCGTTATTTATAATCTTTTTATTCTCAGTAATATTCCTCTACCCATGGCTTACCTCTACCGATATTCCATGGATCATCTGGTTCTGGTTCAGGAGTATCAGCTAAACCGTCATCATGATAACCCCAATCAAGGATATCATTCTCTATTTCACTCATTCTTTGTTTAAACATCATTTCTTTCATAGATATGTCTGTCATATCCATAAACCTATCACCAAGAGTAAAGTATCCAAACATTACTAGATTCATCATTAGATCATCATGATTACCATCAGATGCTTCGTATGACTGACCTTTAGCAACGAATGTAGACATCTCAATAATAGTATCTTGATCGTGTATAGTAAGCTTTCTACTCTCTACTATATCTTTGATCGTAGAACAACCTAGACGTTTAACTTTCTTATTCATCATAACACCTAGTCCATTTGCTTTCAAAGCAGACTCTAGATGTAGATTCTCATACTCTAATTCATGATACAGTCCGTTACATACAATTGTACCTTGATCATTATTCTCTACTACAACATAAGCTTCGTTATAATTAAAACAGTACTTATATATGATATTAGGAAAGAGTAACGGAGATATACGATTGTTCTTATACACACATACCTGCTCAAATGGTGATACAGATACGTCTATAATATTAAATGTACTATAGTCTCCTCCAACACCCTTTGCAACATCAACAGTACAAATGTAATTATGATCTTTCTCAGGTTCTTTATATACTAAGAGGTTTCCACCCTCTAGTACTTTAATAGGATCTTTAGCCCTAAGCTCCATAAGGATAGAGCCGTCTATGAGTGTGTCTCCAGTGCCAAAGAAGGTATTACCAAACTCTTGATCGAATTGCAAGAGAGAAGTGTTAGCTATAGTCTGTTGTTTCCATTCATCATCACGTCCTGGAACATCCCACCAATCAACTCTGAAAGGTATATAATCGTTTGTACCTTGTACGGCACCTTCCCAAAGCTTATGAAACATATTACCAACACCGTTAGCAGTAGATGTAATAATAACTTTAGTATTAGTACCAGATGAAATAACTGGATATGTAGATGTATAGAATGTAGCAGCATCATCAACGAACGCAAACTCGTCTAAGTATAGAAGGTTAACAGACATACCACGAATAGATGATCCTGAAGTAGCTGCAGCAACGATACGAGAGTTGTTACTAAACTCTATTGATTTCTTATTGAGTGATTTACATCCTGGTTGTAGGTAGAACGGTAGATTCTCTAACATGAGAATAACTCTACCCAGCATCTCCATAGACGTTGCGCCTTTGTTAGCTAAGATAGCAACAACCTTCTCAGGATGAAACACAGCAAACCAAAGTATATAAGCAACAGATGATATAGACTTACCAGACTGTCTACAAGCTAGAACAATAGAGAAACGTTCATTAGTAAAGTGTTCAAACATCTTACTCTGATAGTCATAGAGCTCAAAGTTAACCAACCCTTTGTCAAGGTGAATAATCTTACAGAATTTTGATGCAAAGTAAGAAGGATCTTTCATACACTTCTTGTATTCTTCTAC